CGTTAAGGCCCTCTTACAGAGGGGCGCGCGAATATATACAGGACAAAGGGTATCTGAGCTGGCCCAAGTGGGTGCGAAACTAGAACCTGATGTGATAATCGACGAACCTTGGAACGAAAACCAACTAATCGAGTTTGTAAAATACGTTAAAAATACGCCAGGTCCTCGCCAACCTAATAAATTAACGTAGGGGACGCTGGCAGCGCCTGGCCATCCCTTCTCTCCTGTCCCCGTTTCTAAAAATACCTTAGAAATCCGCCATTTTTTACGCCACTATTTACATTTGAAGCTGCACCAGGCAGCTGGCATCGCCGTTGTCACCTGAATCAAGTAAAAAATACGCTGAAAATACGCCATTTTCTTCGCCAACTATTAGATCTTTACTCTGGCAGCGCCAGCACCAGGCACTGTTGTCAAACCTTTCTCCTTTTTTCGCGGAAAACGGACAAAAAACAGAAGATGGCTGACCTGAAGACGACTGGCAGCAGGGCTTCAGCTCAAAAATACGCTGTCTTTCCGCCATTTCGTGTGAGATCTATTACATTAGTAGCTGCACCAGGCACACCAGGCGTCAGAGCAAGATGCGAGATTATTAAAGTTACTAAATTTTTTTATAACTTTGGTTTGAAAGTTACTTGACATTATAACTAGTTATAACTATATATTTATTAAGGGACGAGGCCCGTCAGGTAGCTCCTGTCCAAGCTAGAATAGATCGATTTGCCAGCCGTCTAGCCGTCCCTGCGCATCAGAGAGGAAAATTATGACTGAGGCATGTAAAGATAGAATTGAAGAGCAGTGGAAAGGTCGCCAGAAGGACTTGAAAGATCCTGAGTTTGATTGGTTGGGCTTTGATTATGTAGAGCCGGGCACTTGGCCGGATCAATTGGAAGGTTATTATAGGTGGCAGTTCTCTTGGGGTGGTCCTAGCGACGAGCTCAGGGCATTCGTTAACCTAGACAAAAGCGTACACCGTTTGGAATACTGGTTTCTAGATTGGGGGGATGGAGCTAAGCTAGATGTGCCGAAGGATGAAGAGGCCTGGAGCAAGATGCAGGAGATGATCAATGTTAATTAAAAAATACCTTAGGGTCTCGCCACATGCGCTGCGCGCTTATAGATTATTTGCCAGCTGCCTGGTACGCCAGTGGGAAGCTGCGAAATGTTGATGTTCTTTGTGACTTTCTTTACTTTGGTTTTGGTTGGTCGCAATCCATTTGTTGCTTTACTGTTTGCCATCTTCTTCACAACTTTTTTTTGGATTTATAATTTTTTTTCTTGAGTTATAACTTATTATAGGTATTATCTTTTTTGTTATAACATTAAACAAAGGAGTACATATGTTAAACGAAAAAGAAAGAAGCGATTTAACCAAGATCACTTTGCTTATTGCGAAAGGTATTGGTAAATCTTTAGACTCTTTTAGGGAAGATGTTCTAAAAAAAGAACACCCTGAATTAGAGCCTTACATGTCAGATCGTAATTTTCGACTGGCTTTAATCCATGCATTTATCTCGGAGATTAAAAACAATGAGGTAGATTGTGATAAACCAACTTTGTCATTTAAAGAGTTGTTAGAGGTCGGTGTCAACGCAGTTACATCGGCTTTGGGCTGTGAGCCTGTTCAACTAAAATCGATGAACGAAGAAGAGGTTGATAAGATGAAAGCCGAATTCGAAAAGAATCGTAAAACTATGAACTAAACTTTGTAAGGTGGGCGATGTACTCTCGCCCACCAAAATACCTTAAGTCCTCGCCATATTGATTTTTCTTAATTACATTTTTAGGATACCAGGCACACCAGGCAGTCTTCCTTTCTGGGAAAAATACACTTGAAGCTCGCCATATTGATTTTTCTTTATTAGATTTAGTTGCCAGACCCCATTTCGAGTTGCGTGGAAAATGGGAAAAACTAAAAAATTTCCG